CTACCGGTACGAAGTTGACCCCGATACGGGCCAATTTAGCCGAAATCCGCTTCACGACCACTATTCCCACGGCGCGGACGCTTTCCGTTATATTGCGCTTATGATTAAAGAACCCGTCAAGCGTAAGAAACAAGCCCTAACCGCCACGGTTGGCAATTGGATGGGTTAGTGGGATAATTGAAAAAAAGGGCTAACTATGGCTGACTATCAAGCACAAAATTCAAAAGGCGATGGACGCATTAACGATGCCATTAAGTTTTGGCGGCTAGTTAATGAAGCGGATTCGACCAACCGCGCCGAAGCGTTGCAGGACGTAAAGTTTGCAGCCGGTGACCAATGGCCCGTGGAAATCCAAAATAGCCGTAACGTTGAAGCCCGTCCGTGCCTGACTATTAACAAGATTGATGCGTACATCCGGCAAGTGACGAACCAGCAGCGCCAGCAGCGCCCACGCATCAAGGTTCATGCGGTCAACAACCTAGCCGATTACAAGGTTGCCCAAACCATTGAAGGCATTTGCCGCCATATCGAAGTTAATTCCAACGCCGACACCGCCTACGACACCGCCTTTGATTACGCCGTGCGTATGGGTTGGGGCTATTGGCGTGTCAATACCCGATACACAAGTGAAGATTCTTTCGACCAAGAAATCTACATTGACACCATTGACAATCCCTTTACCGTTTACTTTGACCCTAATTCCGTATTGCCCGATGGGTCGGATGCCGAAAGATGCCTAATCACTACGGTGATGGATAAGAAGGTATTCCGCGAACATTACCCTAATGCGGACGATGGCGCTAACTTCCAACAACGGTCAACCGGCGATGACACCGCTAGTTGGATCACTAAGGAAGATATACGCATTGCCGAGTTTTTCTACATTGAACGGGAAAAGGCTAGGCTTTACCTTTTAAGCGATGGTTCACGCCACTTTGCCGATTCGGAATCGTTCTTTGAACGGGTGGATGCGGCGGGGCTACAAGTCATTGATGAACGGGAATCGTTCCGCAAAGCCGTTAAATGGGTCAAGATGACCGCAATGGAAATCCTAGAAGAAAAGACATGGGCGGGTAAATATATCCCCGTTGTGCCTTGCTACGGCGCACAAGTCATTGTGGACGATAAGCGTAAAAAATACGGCCTGGTGCGGTTTGCAAAAGACCCACAACGGATGTATAACTTTTGGCGCACATCCATGACGGAAAGCATTGCGCTTGCACCTAAAGCTAAATGGTTGCTTGCGGAAGGCCAGGACGAAGGGCATGAAAACGAATGGGCATTGGCTAACATTAAGTCAAGCCCCGTCCTACGTTATAAGCAAAAAGACATTGAAGGCGTACCGGCCCCCGTGCCTACACGGTTGCAACCCGAGCCGCCGCCAATGGGCATTATGGAGGCCGCAAACGCCATTTCGTCCGACTTGCAAATGGTCTTGGGCATCATGGATCCCAATCAGTTGCCAAGCGGAAACATTAGTGGTAAGGCATTGGCGGGACAACAAAACCAAGTTGACTTGTCTAACTTCCACTTTTACGACAACATGACCCGTTCCATCCGGCATACGGGCAAAATCATCTTGGACTTAGTGCCAAAGATTTACGATACCCAAAGGGTAATGCGGATTATTGGTGCGGATGGTCAACCAAGCATGGAAACCATTAACGAACGCAAAGTTGGTGACGATGGCATTGAAGCGGTGTTAAACGATGTTACGGTGGGCGAATATGACGTTGTAATGGATACCGGCCCTGGCTTCATGACCCGCCGCCAACAAGCCGTAGATGCCATGATGCCGCTAATGGCAAAGCCGGAATTGTTTAACGTTGCCGGTGACTTGGTGTTTAGGAACATGGATTTCCCTGGCGCGGACATAATTGCCGATCGCCTTGCCGCCATGAATCCGTTGTCCCAAATTGACGAAAAATCGGATATACCGCCGCAAGTGCAAATGCAATTGGCGCAAGCTAAGAAAACCGTCCAGGATATGCAAAACCAAATGGCGGCTATGCAATTGGCTATGAAACAACGTGCGGACATTGAAGGCGTTAAGCAAGAAGCCGAAACCAAGCGCGAACTTATGCGTCAAACCGCCAAGGCACATAACACGGAAACAATGGCTGAAGTTAAGGTTAACGACCAAAATACCCGCGCCATTACTAGCCAAAACAAGACCGAAATTGAGGCAATTGTTGATTTATTGTTGCACCGCATGGATACTAGCCGCTTGACTATGGAAATTGACCGTAGGAATGCCGAACAACAACAATATGCCCAATTTGCCGCCCAAGATATTGGTCAAGGGGCAAATCCATTAATTCAACAAATGCAACAAATGCCGCAACAAATGGCGCAATAAGTAATTTGTGGTATAAACCACACAACCTTACCCGTTAGGTAAACGGGGAAAATTCTTAGGATAAAACCTATGTCAGAAGTACAGGAAGCACCACAAGTGCAACCAAGGGTAGCCCAAACGGTGCTAACCAATGAAAACATGGCTGAATTCGCCGCCAAAAAGCTAGGTTTAGCTGCCCCAAGCGAGGCCGTAAAGACGGAACCGCAAGCGCAGAGTGAACCCGCAGATAGCGAGAATGAAGCGACAACGGTAGAGGATAGAAAACAGAATCCTAAATTGGAGAAAAGGTTTTCAAAGATGACCGAGCAACGGGAGGCGGCAAGGGCAGAAGCCCAAACCGAGCGCCTTGCAAGGCAAGAATTGGAAGCAAAGTTGCGGGATTATGAAGCCAAAGCAAAGCCTAGTGCCGAGCCAAAAGCCGATGAGGAACCGCAGCCAAATCAGTTTTCCGATATGTACGAATATGCGAAAGCATTAACGGATTATCGGGTTGACCAGCGGATGAATGAGGAAAAGCAAAAGGAAGTGCAAGCAAAGGTGCAAGCCGAACGCGACAAGGTAATTAATACTTGGGCGAAACGGGTTGAATCTGCGAAAAGCGAAATGCCGGATTTTGAGGATATGGTTGGGTCTGCCGATGTTGTTGTGAGCAACGAAGTGCGGGACGCAATCTTTGAATCGGAAGTTGGCCCACGCATCTTGTATCACTTAGCGGAGAATCCCGAAATCGCTGAAAAACTGCAAGGCATGACTTTGACACGCGCCTTGGCAACAATTGGGAAGTTGGAGGGTCAGTTTGAAAAGGCCGAACCTCAGATAAAGCCTACCGTTGGAAGAAGTAAAGCGCCAGCGCCGATCAATCCGATCAAAGCGTCAGCGAACGGGCCGGTTACGGAACTTGATGGAAATCGTCAATTTCACGGTAACTACCAAGCCTGGAAAGCTGCACGACTTGCCGGAAGAATCCGCTGACATCACAATTTTTTTTTAAGGAAATGAAATGAGCAATAATCTGCTTACCATCTCCATGATTACCAACGAAGCGTTGATGGTCTTGGAAAATGAGTTGACTTTCTCCTCTGAAGTCATGCGTAACTATGACGATCAATTCGCGGTTACTGGGGCCAAAATTGGAGCCACATTAAATGTACGCCGTCCTGGTCGTTTTATCGGCACTACCGGCCCTGCTTTGAACGTTGAAGATTTCAACGAAACAAGCACTCCCGTTACGTTGTCGACACAGTTCCACGTTGATACGCAATTTACCACGCAAGACTTGGCACTTAGCCTTGACGCATTTTCGGATCGCGTCTTGAAGCCCGCCGTTGCCGCCGTAGCCAATAAAATTGACTTTGACGGTACGACTATGGCTAAGCTAAACACCGCCAATATTGTCGGTACTGCTGGTACTCCCCCCACATCGTTGTTGACCTACCTTACCGCCCAAGCCTACTTGGACTCTGAAGGTGCGCCCCGCGATGGTCGCCGTTCATGCATTATCGAACCGTTTACCGGCGCGACAATCGTGGATAGCTTGAAGGGTTTGTTTGTACCCAATGACCGCATTGGAATGCAATATGCCAAGGGCATGATGGGCCGCGATTCCGCTGGCATGAACTGGAAGATGGATCAGAATATTTCTGCTCAAACTTTTGGCACATACACCGGAACGGCGACTATCAATACCAGCACGGACACCGGCATTTTGACAACCGGATGGGCGCAAACATCGGCCCTTACCTTGTCGAAAACCGGCACGTTCACTCCTAACGTTGGTGATACCTTCACCATTGCTAATGTGTACGCCGTGAACCCACAAAACCGTCAAGCCTATGGTAGCAACAAGCTGCGTAATTTCGTTGTGACCGCTATTAGCGGAAATGCCGTTACCGTTAGCCCCGCCGTTATCTCCGCTGGTCAGTTCCAAAACGTGTCCATCACTAGCCCTGGTGCTTCCGCTGTGACCCCGTTTAACCAAGCCGGTGCTGTTTCTCCGCAAAACATTGTTATGCACAAGAACGCATTTTGCCTGGCTACGGCTGATCTCGATTTGCCTGATGGGGTTGTCTTTGCGGGCCGTGCGTCCGATAAAGACTTGGGCCTCTCCATGCGTATCGTTAGGCAATATACAATCAACAATGACAGTATTCCTACTCGCGTAGATGTCTTGTATGGTTGGGCGCCTTTGTACGCTGAACTCGCTTGCCGAGTGGCTTCCTAATCAACCCCATAAAGAAAGGAAACTATCATGGCTAATCCAGGCGCAGCAACCACTGTAAGCAATCACCCGATTCAACTGTCAAGCAATCAAGCAATCCGCTTAATCGCATCGGCACAATCGGTTAACCTTAACTCCGTAGGCGATACTACTGCCCCGATCTTGGTCGCGGGTCGGGTAAGCGTTGCTTATGTAGTTTTGAGCAATGCAAGCACTAGCTTGACCACGGCGGCATTTGCGGTTTATACCGCCCCTGCTGCTGGCGGTACGGCTGTCTTGTCCGCTACCACGCCAACCGGCGCAACCACGGCGGCTAAAGTTGTGAACACCGCTGCAAGTTCTACCGATGCAATCACCGGTTTGAACCTGTACGTTCGCAATACAACCGCCCAAGGCGCAGCGGCTACCGCCGATGTGTTTATCTACGGTTACGACCTGACCTTCCTGCCTTAAAACGGCATGAAACAACGGAAAAGGCCACTCCCAAAAGGGGTGGCTTTTTTCTTTTTAACGCATATAATTTGACGAACTGAAAGGGATTGTCATGTCCAACATAGCCTATATTGAAGCAACAACTTTGGTCAAAAGCGCACCGGCAAAGCTAAAAGGCATTTTTGTTAGTGCCGCATCTAGCACCCCAACAATCACGGTTTACGACACGCAAACATCCGGCACAACCGCCACGGTATTAGGTGTGTTTACCCCCGTAGCCGCTACAAACTACATTTTCTTTGATGGACTAAACACCGCCAATGGCCTTTATGTGGTTATTAGCGGTACGGTGAAATGCACCGTTTATTACGAATAAAGAATTATGTTTGCGGTGAGCAATAAAGGAATAGTATGACTCAACCGATTGACATTATTACCCGCGCAATGAAAGACATTGGCGCTGTTGCCGCCGGTGAAGTGCCAACTGCTGACGAAGCACAAGACGGTTTAGATATGCTCAACGATATGTTGGCGCAATGGTCTAATGAAAACATGATGGTTTTTTATCGGACGGAATTAATTTTTAAAACCGTCCAAAACACCGTTCAATACACTCTTGGCCCTGGCGGTTCGGTAGGCGCTACTTTTGTAGGTTCTATTTCCGGCAACACCTTGACCGTCACAAGCATTAGCTATGGTGGCATCACAATGGGCATGACCCTTTCCGGCACGGGCATTACGCCTGGAACAACTATTGTTGGATTTGAAACGGGCGCTGGCGGTAACGTTAACGAAGCGGGTACTTATACCGTTAGTGTTTTCCAAACGGTAGCAAGCACCACGGTTAGTGCCTATTACGAACGTCCACTAAGCATTGAATCGGCTTTTGTGCGGGTTGCAACTACGCAAGGCGGGTCTAACATTGCCGGTGGATATTTGGACTATCCCGTGGCAATTCTTAGCCTTGAAGAATACGAATCATTGGGGATTAAACAATTGAATGGCCCTTGGGCCAAGATGATTTACTATATGCCCGCCGAAACACTTGGCACGGTATATGTGTTTCCCAACCCATCACAAGGCGAATTGCATTTATTTACACAAACAATTTTTAGGCAATATCAAAGCATAAACGACACGATCAATTTGCCGCAAGGTTACAACATGGCGTTGCGTTGGTGTCTTGCCGAACGACTAATGCCCATGTTTGGTAAGTCTAGCCAAACTCAAATTGCGTTGATTACTAGCTATGCGGCACAAGCCAAGTCTACGATTAAACGCACCAATATGCGTCCCGCGCAAGTTGCACGTTATCCCGATGCATTAATGATGGGAAAAGCCAAAGATGCCGGTTTTATCATGGACGGCGGCTTCCGTTAAAGGATAAAAAATGCCTGATTTTGGCTTTGTCGGTGCTTCCTACGAAGCCCCATCTATTTATCAAGACGCACAAGAATGTATCAATTTCTTTTGCGAAATTGACCCTACGAAACAACCAGGTGCGCGGGGCGTTGTTGCTATGTATCCAACGCCAGGGTTGGTAAATATTGCCCAACTTAACGTAAATGAAGTGCGCGGTTTGCATACTTTGTCAAATGAAGATTACATGATTGCGGTATCGGGTTCAACTGTTTACAAGATTGATAAAACATACACCGCAACCGTAATTGGAACATTAGTAACCGGCGCGGGGCAAGTGTCCATATCGGACAATGTGACTAGCAATGGAATGACAGCGTATATTGTGGATGGCGTAAATCGTTATACATGGGTGGAATCCACAAACACGTTTACTACGTTGCCAAATAGCGATGGCCCGTGGCAAGGTGCAAACGTTGTTGATTCCGTGGACGGTTACAACATTTACAACCAGCCTGGAACGTTTAATTGGGCTTGTACCGACCTAAGTTCTAGTTTGTCAACACAAGCCCTTTATGGGTCTGCTAATGGCTTTCCCGACAACATTACGGGTTTAATTGTTGACCGCCGCCAAGTCTATGTGCTTAAAGACGTAACAACGGAAGTTTGGACGGACATTGGTAATGTGATTTCGGGGATTACAACGTTCCCATTTGCCCGTGTCCCTGGCACAACCGTCCAAGGCGGCTGTGGTGCAACATTTTCTGTGGCCCGTTTTGGAAGTTCTTTTGCTTTGGTTTGCAAGGACACTAGGGGCGATTCAACCATTGAAGCAATGGTTAATTACGATTACAAAAAGTTTTCTACCCATGCGGTTGAACAATCAATCACCAATTATGTGACTAGCGATGCAATAGCTTATACATACCAAATTGAAGGTCACGAAATGTATGTGGTGACTTTTCCTAGTGTTGGCGATTATGGATTGACTTGGGTTTACGATGGATCAACACAACAATGGCACAAATGGCTGTCTTGGGATTCTGATGCCGCCATTTACAAACGTCATCGGTCAAATTGCGGATGTTTTTTTAACAATGAATATATCGTAGGCGATTACGAAAACGGCAAAATATACATGATAAAAAATGATGTATATACAGAAGATGGCGCGGTAATTCGCCGTATGCGCCGTGCGCCACATTTGACAACGGATTTAGAACGCCAATATTTTGAATCTTTTCAAATTCAGTTTCAACCAGGCGTTGGGCTTAATACAGGTCAAGGCAAAGACCCACAAGCTATGTTGCGTTGGTCTAATGATGGCGGTAGCACTTGGTCAAATGAACATTGGGTAACTATTGGTCAAATAGGTCAATACGCTAACCGTGCGCTTTGGCGGCGTTTGGGGTGGTCGCGTGATAGGATTTTTGAAGTTGTAATAACCGATCCGGTTAAAGCCGTTATTGTGTCCGCTGAATTAAAAGCAAGCGTAGGTGAAAATTAATGGCAACAACGCCAAACACCAACATTAACATTCCGTATTCGGCGTTTCTTGACCCGACTACGGGACGGCCTTCACAGGCTTGGTTGCTTTGGTTAATGAGTCCGTCATTCATAAACGTAACACTTGGTAGTGCTTTGCCGGTCACATCTGGCGGAACGGGTTTAACGTCTATTCCAACAAATGGGCAATTGTTGATTGGTAACGGAACGGGATATACCCTTAACACACTAGGTTATGGCGCGGGAATATTGGTCACTAATGGTTCGGGAACAATTACGGTTGCCAATACCGGCGTTTTGTCTAACCTTGCGGGGTCGGGAATTTCCGTATCAAGCGCAACAGGTAATGTCACCATTGGCAATACGGGCGTTTTATCTATCGTTGCCGGTTCTGGCATATCGGCATCTAGCCCAACGGGTAATGTAACGCTTGCAAATACGGGCGTTTTAAGCTGGTCTGGCGGCACTACGGGGCTTACCCCCGCAACGGCTACCACGGGCGCGGTAACGCTTGCAGGAACGCTTGCAATTGCTAATGGCGGGACTAACGGCACGGCAACCCCTACGGCTTATGGCGTTGCTTATGGTACGGGTACGGCTTATGCATTTACGGCGGCGGGGTCGGCTAAACAAGTATTAATTGCAAATACAAGCGCCGCGCCTACCTGGTCAACCTTGACAAGCGGCACATCTATTCTTTATGGTGATGGGTCGGGCGGGTTTAGCAATGTAACCATAGGTTCGGGCGTTAGCTTTGTTGGTGGAACTTTATCGGCTACGGGTTCGGGCGGCACGGTTACATCTGTCACCGGCACAAGCCCCGTTGTATCTAGTGGCGGCATAACCCCCGCGATTAGCTTGGCAACGGCTTACGGTGATACCTTAAATCCTTACGCATCTAAGACCGCAAATACTATTTTGGCTGCCCCTAGCGGAAGCGCTGGCGTACCTACATTCCGTGCATTAACGACAACCGACATACCATCGTTGTCTTACGTTACTTCCGTGGCATTGGCGTTACCTTCAATAATGACGGTATCCGGTTCTCCGGTCACTTCAAGCGGTACGCTTACGGGTACTCTGACCACACAAGCCGTTAACTCCATTTTTGCTGGGCCAGCGTCAGGGGCTGCGGCTACCCCAACTTTCCGCGCTTTAACAACGGCTGACATTCCTGCGCTGGCGTATGGTTCAGTTACAAGCGTCAGTTTTACAGGTGGCATAGTGTCCGTGGCTACGCCAACTAGTACGCCAGCATTGACAGTAGCGGGAACTAGTGGCGGGGTTCCTTACTTTTCTAGCGGCACAACCTGGGCATCTTCGGCGGCGCTTGCCGCAAATGCTATTGTTCTTGGCGGGGGTGCTGGCGTTGCTCCAGCAACCACAACAACAGGTACAGGCGTTGTAACGGCGTTGGGGGTCAACACAGGTACGGCGGGTGCATTTGTCGTTAATGGCGGCGCGTTAGGTACACCTAGCAGCGGCACGGCTACCAACCTAACGGGCCTACCACTTTCAACAGGTGTTACAGGGACTTTGCCGGTGGCTAACGGCGGCACTGGCACTGCAACGGCATTTACGGCTGGCTCTGTAATATTTGCCGGAGCGTCGGGCGTGTATTCGCAAAATAACGCCTCTTTCTTTTGGGACAATACCAACGCAAGATTGGGAATTGGGTCGGCATCCCCATTCGTAAAACTATATGTTAACGCAAACCTTACAGCGGGGACTTCCAATAGTATTCGTTTATTAGATGACGGTGCGGCGGCTACTAGCACATCAAATAATAGTTATGGCTATGGGTTTAATGCTTCTACTGGAGAGTTATCATCTACTGCGGGTAATGGCGGCTTTCATAGTTGGTATACAGCTAATACAGAAAAAGTCCGTATCTCGTCCGGCGGTAGCTTGCTGGTGGGGACTTCAGCACAGATTCGTAGTGGTGTGCTATCCGTAAGTGGCATTATTAGCACAAACAACAACATAAATTGGGGGCCAGCAGGAAACGGAGAAATCTTTTCTGACGTAAATTGGGGTTGTATTTTTAAAGCTGACAGAGCGTCCCCAGCGGTAGCAGATTTTTTATGGCTTAATTCTGCTGGCACAGAACGTATGCGTATTAACACCAGCGGCATCGTTTCTATGTCAGCTTATGGTGCTGGTGCAGCGACATTTTCAGCCACTGGTGTTATATCTTCCGTTTCTGATGAAACATGGAAAATTAAAGATGGTGTTCCAATTGACCCCGATTCCATGCTTAAAAAGTTGGAACCAGGATATTGGTATTACAACAACGAGAAAAAAGAAATCTTTGGGACAGCTAGAGAACTAGGCTTTTACGCTCAAAACGTAAACGCTGCTATTGGCCCAGAGGCAGCGCCAACTCCAGAAGAAGGCAAGCCGTGGGGCTACTATGACCGTTCTGTTTTGGCGGTAACCGTTATGTCTTTGCAAAAAGCACTTGCGACTATTGAATCATTAACCGCCCGAATCACTGCATTGGAGACATCATGACAGTCACTTGGGCAATCCCACAACTTGACCGCCAAACTTCCGATGGCTTAGTCACCACTGCACATTGGCGTGTAGATGTTGTTGACGGTGAACACTCTGCTGGCGCTTACGGCACAGTAGGCTTTAAGCGTGGTAACACGTTTGTGCCTTACGATTCTTTAACTGAGGCTCAAGTCATTGCTTGGGTTAAAAACAAGTTAGAAGTGGCTGAAATTGAGAAAAGCCTTGCCGCACAAATTGAGGCAAAGAAAGCACCAACATCAACAACAGGAGTGCCTTGGTAAATTGCCGATTACGGCGATAATAGGCAAAAGTACGCAACACACCCGTAACGAAAGACACCCATGGCAACTTTAATTCCAAAATTTGACGTAAAGAACGGCGGGGCAACGCCCGCTGGTGCGATCAACAGGCCGCTTAACGAAAAACTTTCAGATGTTATTTCTGTTAAAGATTTTGGCGCAAAAGGTGACGGGTCAACAAATGACCAGCCAGCAATTCAAGCGGCTATCGCATACGCACAAACATTTTCTGTTAAAACCATATTTTTTCCTATTGGAAATTATTACGTAACTTCAGGGCTTGTGTTTACGTCTACTGTGGGGATTGATTGTGCAAGCGGCACTTTTATTACAGCTTCCGCAAATACATTTACAGTTGTAACTTTAGCGCCTGTAAATTATGCAAACACCATATTAAATATACCGTCTATTGTTGGTGGCTCTATTGGTTTGTATATCTATGGAACTTCGTTAGCACAAATATTTATAGCAAATATTGCTAACTCTACAAATGCTTTGGTTTTAGCTGTTGACAACACAAATAAAGTTTGCGCCGACAACACTATTAATTTCACCGCCATCAATGGAAATGCTGAAGCGGCTATTAAGTTTGCGTATAACGCTACAACTACTAGCGGTGTGTTAATGCAAGGAAACCAAATCAAAGGTAATTTTATTACTTCGTCAAAATATAGCGTTTATTTTTATGATGTAAACAATGGGAGCCTTGGCGCTAATCTTGCTTGGGATGATACTTGCGTCGATGTATTTGCAATTGACCCCGCAAATTTAGCTGGTTCAATTGGTTTTTATGCAAACTCAACTTTCCCCGCAGGAAGAACCTTTTTGTATGCAAAAGGTTTTTTTGACGCAATGGATGATGCGTATATTAAAGGCGCTTGTAGTAATAACCCAATATTTGTTATTTCTAATTCAGGGCAATGGGATTACACAAAATTTAAGCAAACAGGTGCGGCAAGAATTATTAACGCATCAAGTAAACAAGGTAATTTGCCTGGCGTTAACCCTATCCCAACAATGACAACAACGTATAACACGTTAGCTACGTTTAATAGCGGCGTGCCGTTGCAGTCAAATCGGACTATTTTGCAATTTACCATTGTCACACCTTTGGTATCGGGGGATGGATTGGGGTTTTATTTTTACCATATGCTAATGTCGCAATATAAACCCAAAGTAACCGCAGAGCCACTTTGGGAAGTGCCAATGTATGTTCAAGCGTGCTGCGAAGCCAGCACCCCAGGGTTGCCTGGCCCTGGTAGTGCTAACCCGTATCCATTTCAAGGCATTTTGGTAGTGCGGGCAACTGGCGCTGTTGCCGCAGGAACATACCAAATTGCTATCACCGTTGAAGATGTAACTCAATAAAGGAAAAATCATGTCAGACCAACCACCATTACAAGCGCCGATGACGCCCGAACAAGTTGCGGCGCAGCGCAAACCTTTGCATGACTTACTTAAGCAAAAAACAAGTGAAGTAGGGGGCTAATATGGCTGTCAATCTTTCGCCCGTTGGCGGTGCTGCCGCGCAATTTTTTGACAACAATGGTCAAGTGTTGACTGGCGGCAAACTTTACACATATGCTGCCGGTACTTCAACCCCAGCAGCTACTTACACTACTAATGCGGGAAATATTGCACATACAAATCCAATCATATTAAATTCCGCAGGGCGTGTGCCTACAAGTGGCGAAATTTGGTTAACTTCAGGAATTAATTTTAAATTTATACTGCAAGATCAAAATGGAAATCAAATTTTATCTGTTGATAATCTTACGGGCCTTGCTACTTCTGGTCAAGCCGGTAATGTAACTGCAACCCAAGGGCAAACCGTTGTAACGGTTCCGTTCACATACTTAGTCGGCCAAAATTCGTTAAGGGTTTTTGTCAATGGAAGCAAACAAATTGTTACTACAAACTACACCGAGACTTCGACTACCAGCATTACGTTTACTGGCGGGTTAAATGTAGGTGATTTAGTTGAATTTGTTCAATAATGTTTTATTAAATATTTAAAAAAAATAAATTGTGAACCACGCCGAAATATTTAAAGCCCATGAAGGGCAATTTGATGCCGATTTAGGTACAGAGCATCATTTTTCAGATGGTCTTTATGCCAAGCGGATGCGTATTCCCGCAGGATTTGTAGCGGGAACCCATGTTCACAATTACAGTCATTTAAGCATTCTTGCTAAAGGACGGGTCATTGTGCGGACGGATGATGGTGCAAAAGAATACACCGCACCGGCTTGTTTGGAAATAAAATCGGGCATTCTTCATACGATTGAAGCCTTGGAAAACTGTGAATGGTTTTGCATTCATGCAACTGAAGAAACCGATGCAACCAAAATTGACGAAGTTTTGATTCGAAAGGAAACATCATGCCAATAGCATGGGCTTTAGGCGGTAGCGCATTATTGGGCTTCTTAGGTTCGCAAAACCAAGCTAGTGCGGCAAGGTCTGCCGCCGATTTGCAAGCGCAAGCGGCACAAAGGGCGCAAGACCAGCAAATGCAGATGTTTACCACGTTGAACGAACAGCAAAAGCCGTATCGTGAAGCTGGCTACAGCGCATTAGGAAAAATTGGGGAAATGCTTCCGCAGTTTACCCGTATGCCTACGGAACAAGATTTGTTGTCTATTCCTGGCATTAAATTTGGACTTGAACAAGGGCTTGGTGCTACAAGTCAGGGAATGAATGTTTCTAGTCCAGGCTCCAACGTTGACATGGCTCGAACAAAGTTTGCAACCGATTACGGTATCAGCACGGCTTTACCGGCTTATCGTAATATGCAAACCGACATTTACAACCGTTTATCAAGTCTTGCCGGTATAGGTCAAACCGCACAAGGTTCGGCACAAGCGTTAGGAAGTCAAACCGCCGCAAACATTGGGCAACTTGGCATTGGTGGTGCAAGCGCACTTGGCGCGGGGCAAATTAATGCGGCTAACGCAATGGCTGGTGGTGCTGGAAACATTGGCAATGCTGGATTTTTGTATTCAATGTTAAATAAACCTTTAGCAACGGCAACGGCAACACCAACTACTAATAATCCGTATGTTTATGGGCAATCTAATGTTACTTAAAGGTTGAATATGGCTGATTTTTCTTTTCCCCAATTACCAGCAGTAACACCGCCCCCGCAAACTTCACTTGCGGACATGATGGGCATTGCCCGTGGAGCGCAAGCCTATCAGCAAGCCGAACAAATAAATCCTTTGGAATTGCAAGCTAAAGAATTGGCGCTTAGACAAGCACAACAAATTAATCCTTTGGCTTTGGAACAACAACAATCCGCAACGCAAACCGCCCAACAAGCCGCCGCGACCGGCGGCATTAATTTAAACATATTAAAACAAAAAGATTTAGAACGCCAAAATTTGCAAACGTTTTTTTCAGACCCTGGAAATTTTCAAACCGATGGTCGCATAGACATTAACAAAATCAATAAAGTTGTTCCTACGCTTGCGCCTTTAACCGGTTCCGATTACGTTAAAAATCTTAGCGATTTAAGCACGGCACAAACGGCAGCGGAAAAAGCATCAATGGGTTTGACGCAAGACGACCGCCAATTGGTTTCTTCCGCGCTTGGCATTGTTGGTCGCGCTGGTGTTCAAGACCCGCAAATCGTTATTAATGAAATGCGGATGCTAGTTGACCAAAATCCTAACAACAAACATTTAAAAAGTTTGGTTGAAAATGCTTATGTACCTATTTTTTCTAAGATGCAGCCAGGTGCGAACGTTGCGGATGCATCGATTAAAGCTAGTCAATCTATTTTGACACCAGTACAACAACAAACAACATTTGCTCCAACTACCGCCGTTACAACGGAAAACCGTGTAGTTACTACAACGCCTTCTGTTGGTGCTGGTGCGCCAAGTGTTTCTATCTCTACCGCTGGCGGTTTGCAAGGTGGTGCGCCTAGTGCTAATGCGCCCGTTCCTGCCGGTACGGAAGTCGCTCCTGGTATGCGTGTTCCTTATCCCGTGCGTAGTGCGGCGCAACCTTTTATTGCCGAACCAACGGAAGCTAAAGACCAAGCTGCCGGTGCGGAATACCGAAACAACCTTGTCAATGGTCAAATGGGTTTATCACAAGCTAAACGAAATGTTCAAGAAGTAATGGATACAGCTAACAAAATCGGAAGCGATTTGTATTTTGCTAAAGGCGGTATACCTGGTCAAATTGAACAAAAAATTCGCATGGCTATTGGAAGTGAACAATACGATATGCTTGCTAAAGACTTGGCAAACATGGCTATTACCAATTCCAAAGCAATGGGTTCGGTTGGTGGCACGGTTGCCGGTTTAGATATGGCTGCGGTAGCTAACGGAACAATTAAAGTGCCGCCTGATGTTTTGACAAAAATTGCCCGCAGGGTTCAAGCCGATCAAACCAACCTTGATATGCAAGCCAATGGTGCACAACAATTTGCCCAAAAGTTTGGCGACAACAACATGAAGGCTTATCAACAAGCCTGGAACGCCAACGCCGATAGCAAGATTTTTGAAGCCATGAACATTACACGGGACGTAACCGACCCCGCTAGACTAAAAACGGAATTAAACAAGTTATTTCCTAATCCTAATGACTATCAAGACTTTCTAAAGAAATATCGGAACATTAAAAAATTATCCGAAACAGGGAGTTTGTAAATGGATGCTTTAGAACAATTCCTTGGTGGTGAGCAAGCTAGTCCAACCAAATGGACGGGTGCAACTTTATCCACGCAAAAACTAAAGCAATTGCAAGATGCTGCCAATGCTGGCGATGCAACGGCAAAAGATGTATTACGCGCTTATAGTCAAGCTGCACCTGCCGCAACGCCAACCGCAGCGACCGCACAACCCGCAGCGCCAACAGCAGCCGATCCGTTAGAAGCATTTTTGTCGGGTCAAGCGCCAGCAGCACAAGCCGCGCAACCAAGCACAACAGGCACAAAAGAAGGCACGATGGGCGCTTTTGTGCCAAGAACAAAACAAATTTTAGACAAAGTTCTTGGTGGAAAAATAAGCCAAGCGGATGCTATAAATTTGTCAACCACAATTCCTGCTGAAGCCGAATCCGATTTGCGACCTTTGTATGAAGTTCCAAGGTCTATTGCTCAAAACCTTTTGGCATCCGCTGCAAGTGGATATGGTGCAATTGCAAAAGGCATTCAAACGGGTTCATTAGAACAGGCCGGTGCGGTTCAAAAAGAAATTCAACAAAAATATGGTTATGAACCAAGTTCACCCATATCTAAACAAGTTTTGTCTTTGTTGAATTTGCCAATGGAATACGTTGTTCAACCGGCGGCTAAATTTGCTGGTGACATTACCCAATCCGTTACCGGTTCGCCTACGGCTGGCGGTGTGGTTGCCGGTGCAGTAGAAACCGCGCCTATGCTTTTAGGTTTGCGTAAAGGTGGGGCTGTAGCAGAACCAGGCATAACCACAAAAATAAGCCCATTAGACCGGCAAAAAGCCGCGATGACGGACACAAGTTTGCCGCCATCGGTTCGTGCAACTATTGCGGAAAAAACCGCCAAGGGTGAAGTAATGACACCCGAACAAATACAAGCAACACAAGCACAATTTGAGGCTAGTAAACCGCAATTAATAAAGCCACAAGTTACAACGCCGGAAGCAACATTTGCGGCGGTAGCCGGTCAACAAGAAGCGCAAAGAAAAAGTGTTGGTGCGGCGGCTGTCCCTGATGCAACAACAATTGAGCAAGCGTTGTCGGTTGCTACGCCAGAATTACGCAAAGCATTGCAAGGCAAAAATTTAGACACTTCATTTATTAGGCACATTGAAGCGGATAGTTTAGATATACCCGTTCGTTTGACTGAAGGCCAAGCAACTGGCGACATTATTAAAATTTCAAATGAACAAAATCGCAGGGGTAAAGACCCCGAATTGGCATTGCGTTTTAATGAACAAAACGGTCAATTGATTGAGAATATTAATTCTATTCGTGCAAAAGCTGCGCCTGATGTTTATGGCACTAAAACTATTGAAAACAGTCAAGGCATTATTGATTCTTATAAAACAATAGATGCTAATTTAAATGAAGGAATTAACGTTAAATATAAAGCTTTGCGTGATGCTGCTGGCGGTCAGTTTCCTGTTGATGCGCCTAAATTATTGCAAAACATTGAAAGTAAATTGCAAAAAGAATTGCTTTCTAATGAAGCGCCAAAAGGTCAATTTAGCGAACTTCAAAGATTAGCTAAAGACAATAACATGACGTTTGAGGATTATTTGTCTCTTAGGCGCAATTTGGGCGACATAGCGCGAACAGCAAAAGATGGCGCGGAGCGTAAAGCGGCATCGTACATGATTGAAGAATTAGAAAAATTACCTTTGCAAGAAAGTGCTAAACGCTTAAAACCTTTAGCAGATCAAGCAAGAAAAGCCGCCCGTGATCGTTTCCAAATGCTTGAAAAAGACCCTGCTATGAAAGCGGCGGTAGATGATACTGTTCCTGCGGATAAGTTTATTGATAAATTTGTAATTAATGGGGTCAATAAAAACATCAACACAATGGTGCAACATCTTGGCAAAGATTCGGCAGCGCATCAACACATGGCGGCTGGAACAATTAATTGGTTGCGTGATAAAGCTGGTGTGATTGATGAAAATAGCAATTTTTCACAAAAGCAATACAACTCTGCTTTAAAAAAATTAGATGATGTAAATAATTTGCATGAAATATTTAATCCAGAAGCGGCAAGCAAATTAAAAACTTTGGGCAATGTTGCAAATTACACGCAATTCCAACCCCGTGGAACGTTTGTAAACAACTCTAATACTTTGGTTGGTGCAATGGCGCAAGCCGCAAGAAATGCGGTTGGAAAAACCGTTGAAGGCGGTTTAAATGTAGCTGTACCAGGTGTGCAACTTGGCACATCTTTGATGGAAATGAGAGCAAGAAGGGCCGCAGAAGCTGAAACCCGCAAGGCTTTAGAAATTGGCGCTGGCACTCAAAAAGGTAAAAACAAACTTCAAGACTTGGGCAAATAATGGCTACCCCCGAAATTGACTTAGTTAAGTACGGTGTTCTTTGGCAAAAGGTCGAGGACTACGAACGCCGGTTTGACAAAATGGAAATTAAGATTGACAAGCTAGAGGCATCGATTGATACGCTTATTGGCCTAGCAAATCAAGGCCGTGGCGGGTTTTGGATGGGTATGGTAGTGGTGTCCGCTTTAAGTAGCGTATTGGGCTATTTAGGCCATTGGGTGGGCAAAAGTGGTTAATGCGCCGAACTCTACTTTTTTTGGCTTTGGTCACGGTATCAATTGCCCAAGACAAACTAATTTTGTCCGATGCGCCGCCGCCTTTGCCAAAGAAGCAGCCGCCTAAGTCAAGTTGTGCTGTGCAGGAGTTGTACGTTATAGCTTGGTCAACGCATGACCCAATAGAACGCCACAAGGCCATGTTGGGATGGTTGGATAAGACAAAGTGCAGCGCGGATGATTACGTTTTAATTTGGAACAATTTGCCCGAATGGGCAGGTACTTCAGATAGTCCCGCATTGCGGGCCAAAGTAATGGAGAAGGCAAGATGAAAGATAAGGATAAGTTGGTAAATGTCGTGACTTACATGGTCACCGCTACTTTGTGCGCGGTTGTACTTTCCTTAATCTGGGCGCTGATCCACGGCTTGTTTGTCAAGGAAGTAGACAACACCAAGATTTTTGAAATCATCGGCCCCGCCTTCCAAACCATCATTGGTGGCTTGATTGGTTGGCTATCCGGCCTAAAAGTAGGCGCACATAAGGAGGAAACATCCAATGGCCCTTGACGCCGTATCCGCATTGCTTGACATTGGCGGCAAAGTCTTAGATAGGGTTTTCCCCGATCCTGCTCAACAAGCCGCCGCTAGGCTTGAATTGCTAAAACTTCAGCAATCGGGGGAGTTGACCCAAATTGCGGGGCAAATGGACATCAACAAAATTGAAGCGGCAAGTAGTAGCGTCTTTGTCTCCGGCTGGCGACCCGCTATTGGTTGGATATGCGGTGCGGGATTTGCGGTGCAATTTGTCATTGGCCCATTAGCCGAATGGGGTTCCGCTTTGGCGGGGCATCCCGTTAAGTTTCCCGCGATGGACACGGGAACAATGATGCCTTTGCTTTTAGGAATGCTTGGCCTTGGTGGTATGCGTACCGCAGAAAAAATGCAAGGCGTAGCGTCAAAATGAACTTGACTAAAAACTTCACGTTAGAGGAATTAACCATAACCGACCATCGGGAGTTTAAAAATGAACCTAGTCCTAGTGAAAGAACAAATCTTATACGTCTTGCAAACTTTTTGGAGCAAGTTAAAGTTGCGTTGGAAGGCAAGCCGGTCATGGTTAATAGCGCGTTTCGCTGCAAAGAAGTAAACGATGCGGTAGGCAGCAAGGATACAAGCCAGCATCGGGTAGGTTGCGCCGCTGACCTTCGCGTACCAGGCATGACCCCCGATCAAGTTGTGCAAGCAATCATGGCGGCGGGTTTGGCCTACGACCAGCTAATAAGAGAGTTTGACCGCTGGACTCACGTTAGCATCTCGAATGACCCTAAGGGCAAGCCAAGGGGTCAAACGTTAATTATTGATGGCAAAGGCACTAGGCTTTATTCGTCATAAAGGTGGGGTACTCGCTGCGTCTGGTTGACCGCCGTATTGCAGTAACACTTCACCAGCATCCGCTTTCCCCCGTTATGGTTTAGGGCAATTCTCCGGCACATCAACCGCAACATAAACCGGCGTTACGGCCTTCTTAGCAGGAATTATCCATCTATCAATGTAAACATCCGGCATAGCGTCTAGGCTTTTTTTAAGTGACCTAGCATCTATCCCGCTGATGGTGCATATTTGGCTTTTAGTCAGGCCATCTTCATGGGCCAATAAAGTTTCACGGATTAGATGATGTCTTGATTTTCTCATTTTGTATAGCCGTAATAATATCTTCAATTTCGTGGATAGCGGTAATGCATTCGGCAATAGCCTGGTCTTTTTTGCCTTCAAGCATTAGGTTATAAGCGTTTTTAAGTGCTTTTTCTGCCATCATGCAAGGATAAGCGTAGTCTTTAATTTCAACAATTTTCATGTGTTTTTCTGTGGTGGTGTGCAAGTGTGGATGTGGTCAGCAGCGCCTAGTCGTTTACCGCAGCGTTCGCAGAAATTGCGCTCAAGTTTGTACTTTTTTTTGGCATCATAGTAACCAGACTGATATGCAATCAGCAACGCATTGCCATCTTCTTTGTAAACCTGTGTATCGTCGTCTTCATCCATTGTTCTTCCCTCGCAGCTTGGATTCAATGGCTCTTGCGTAGTGAACAAATGGTTGATTGCTTAACTCAGCACCAACTCCATAGTCAGCAAATAAAGCAACCTTCCATATTGCTTCAATTTCTTTGTCCGTCAGCACAACCCATGTGCGCTGTGGTGGGGTGGTGTAGAGAGTTTCCCAACGACCGATTTCTGGTTTTTCTTTTTGAAAAATTGGATTTCCACCAATAGATAAATATCCAAACGGCTCCTGCGCTGGCTGTGCTAGGGCTGCTTTGATTACGTCTTTCGCGTTGTCAATATCTGCTCGAAACCCTGGTAAATTTTCTAGCACCTCAAGTACCAGTTCTAATGCTTCTTTAGTCATGCGTTCTTCTCCTTTAGTTTGGCTACGACAGCCTTAGCAATAATTAAGAAGTCAGCAAAATCAATCTCTGCTTCTGTACTGTCTGCTATTGGCGACACACGCCACCATTCAAACCATTCATTACCCGTTGGCTCTACCCACGGGCGCTGTGCTTGAATCTTGTGGCCTTCAGATGCACAAACACCACACAGTAAACAGTCGCCAGTCCGAACCTTTGGCTCCTGCGCTGGCTGTGCTGCGGGTGGGGTGGGGTTTATGTCGTCGTCTTTATCCATTGTTGTTCTTTTATGTTTGTCGTGTTCCTCGTTAAAACATTTGACCATTAATTGATGCGCGTAGTTCATGAATCCGTGTTCTTTCGTCAGCGGCTTGTCCTGCGCCGTTGCCCTTCTACCATCAGGCTCATGGTCTGACCAGTTAACTTCGTCTATTGTCTTGGCACTTGCCGCTTTCTTTTTGCTTTGATAGCCTGTCATGTTTGTTTCTCCTTAAAACCGCGCCAATATTTGTTTTGCAAGGCATCAAAATTTCTATGGTAATCATCCAACAAGTTGTGAGAACCTCGTGACCATTTCTTTCCGTTCCATGTAGCAAAGCCTGTATAAAATCCAGCTAATTTTGTAAATTTAACTTCATACACACCCGTATGCACGGGCTTGATGTGCGGCGGGAACCACGGTGTCATCATGTTGTTCCCCTTGCGCGAATCCTTTTTGAAATAAATTGATTTACAAACCTGTTGTAACCATCCACATCATCGCTAATCTTTGCACACGCCTCACGCTCATGTGCTGCTACCAAGGCGGCAAACTTTTCAAGTGCTTCTTGATAAATGCCATCTAGATGCGGACGCATACCTATCAGTTGGCACTCCTGTGCTAGTTCAATGATGTTCATGTTGTTCCCCTTGCGCGGATGGTGTTTGCGGCTTTTTCTTCGTGACCGCCTAAATCAATAATAAACATCAACTTAACGCAAGCCTCACGCTCATCAGCACGGGCTGCTGCTTCTACCAAGGCGGCGAACTTTTGATATCTTAAAAATCCCCAAGGGTAATCGTTGTCGTTTGATTGAACAACATTGTTTGCATATTCTTCAGCCTGTTTTGTTAGTTCAATAATGTTCATCACTTCCCCCAAATAACTAAACAAATAACCCACACGCCAAGCACCACAGTCACCATTGTTAGCAGTGCTTTGAAGGTGTCGGCAAGGTCATCCAGTGAGTCGCCCAACTGCGCATCGTTGTAGCCATTGGCATACGCATCGTTAATCTCTTTGATGCGCTGTTTGCGTACAGGGCAGTCAGGGCCATTGGTGCATTTTCCGTAGTCACAACAAGTCATTTGTATTCCTTTAAACGTGTGTTTAATTGCTCAATGCGGGTCATATTCATGTTTAGCACTGCTTGGGCGTACTCAATTGAAATCTCAGCCTCAAGGCGGTCTAGGTGGGCACAAGCAAGCTCTCGCTGGATAACCTCTGCTGGCGTCAAATTGCGGTAGTAGTCCTTCAAAAATTTAAGAAATTGCATACCATTCCCTTTCAGCACGTTTAGCCATAGACTTTACAGTTTTGCCTGTCAACCCAACTAGACCATCACGCTCCATTTCGGGCAAGCGCCTGGCTACCTGATTGCCATCAAGCACCGCAAAGAATGCAATTCCGTCTTTACCAAGCGGGCCTTGCTCCATCAAAGTTTTAAGAATTACGGTAGCGTGTTGTTTAGCAAGTTCTTTTGCTTCGTCAGCCGATTGCCAACTAGTTATTGGGTCGGTGTTTCTAGCGCGATAGTGTTCCATGTGGCCTCCTTAAAAAGGTACAGAATCAAAATCATTTTTAGGGAAACTGTCATCTTTGGGTTTTGGTTCATTAATATAAGCCCATCCGTCCCAGCCGCCAGCGACTAAAGGCACGTTGTCAATCTTGAGCATATCGCCGGACTTGGTTTCAATGATTGATCCAATGCGGGCATAACGGTTTTTGGCTACGCCTTGGGCATTGGTGTATTTGCCGCTAATTACAGAAATTTCTTTTTTGATCTTAGACATAATTAATTACCTTCAATGATTGCGTTAAGTTGTTGAATTTGCACGTTTACTTCGGCTAAGAAATTGACAATTTCCGCTTCCATTTCTTGAATAAAAGCATCATCACGGAAAACCCGTTTAATAAATAGTTGCGCTTTGGCGGGCATCCTTGGGTCAAATACCACATAGTCGCACCAATGGCGACCCGTGCAAGCCATTTGGAATTGCATTTGCACGTTGTACTTGCCAGGCACTTTTCCGGTCAGTAGCGTATCAATCATGGTTGCCGTGTTAGGGCATTTGATTTCCACTAGACCATCAGGCCCAACAAGGCCATCAGGGGAAGCGCCAGCCCACTCAATTAATGGATGTGGCACAAACCCTACTTCCTCAACCATTACGCCCGTTTTGGCCTCATACGCCGCCCGTGCAAATGGTTCTTGTTCCGTTCCCCATTCCATTGCGGCATTGGTAAATCCTTCCGCTTTGGTTTTGGTAAGGTTTTCACAAACTAGTTGCGCCATGTAGTTGTCGCGTGATGCCGAATAGCCGGTCTTGGTCTTAGCCATTAGGTCTGCAACTCTACTAGCGGTCACTTTGCCTATGCGGGCGGTAAACCATTCGTCCGTGCCTTGTTCCATTAGGCCAGGCCATGCGTTTGGTAAATCAAGCATTTGTAATCTCCTTGTAGCGTTTGTTTTTAGCGGTAATCACTTTGGCTTGCAATCCTTGGTCGCCATCACAACAAGCATAAGCGCCGTTGTAAGCAAGTTTCAATTCGTC